TAGATATTGGTTCTGGTGAGGGCGTACACACAGCAGTATTGCGCCATGCTGGTTTTGAGGTTTTTCAAGTAGACAAGTATTCAAACACAGCAGAGTATAAAGTAGATTTTATAGAGCACCAATTTGATAAAAAATTTGATGTAATCTTTTGTTCTCATGTTGTAGAACATCAAAGAAATATTGGTTTGTTTTTAGATAAAATTTATGATTTGTTAAGTGATGTTGGTGTGTTAATTATAAGTGCTCCAAATCATCCTGTGGAAACTTTGGTGGAAGGACACCTTAATAGTTTTATCTTTCCCTTATTTTTACAACACATGATACACGCTGGGTTTGATTGTAAGAATGGGAAGTATTTAAGTACAGTAGAAAATTCTTTTATTGTATCTAAGGCTAATAATTTTGATGTGAATGAACGTCAAGAAAATGGATATCAATGGACAGCCAAACATCAGGATAGAAGTCCTATAGATTTAAAAAGCTCTACTATTAATACTACTCCCACATTATATAATTGCAAGTGTTTTATAACAGGTAATAAGATTGCTTTACCACACACCTATCAGCCTTATGGTATGGTAATAAACATGGAAAGGTGGGGGTTAAAATTCAATACCTAATGATAAATCATAGCTGGCTTTAATTGCACAATTCCAACATCTGATATCACATTCACCTATAAGTTTATTGATTTCTTCTTGAGCCTTATGTTTCTTACCATGTCTTAAATTAAGACTTCTAATTTTTCTGTGGTGGGGATAGAACATTAATGCTACTTGCTCACTTTCCCCACAATATTGACAGTTTTTATTGACGAATCTATGGAGGAGAGAATTCCTCCTACCATTGCGACCATCTTTTTTGGGTTCTACTAACATGATTGTGCATACCTTTTTTATATTTATTTATATGTAATGCACTACTATGTTAGTTGAAGAACTAGTATTTTATAAATAACTAATGAAAGAATTGAAAAGATTTATATTATACTGAATATAGTTAATGTAAAGGGAGACTGTCCTGGGAGCATTAAAACCTTAAAGGGAGAAGAAAAATGGGTGATTTAGTTTCGCCGGGTGTACAAGTAAAAGAAAAAGATTTAACCGCTTCCGTACGAAGTGAGCCGACTAGTATTGGTGCTACTGCTATTACTGCTGCATGGGGTCCGATGAATGAAGTCATTACTGTTAATGACGAAACCCAACTAGTAGATATTTTTGGTAAGCCTGATGATGGTAACTTTGAGTATTGGTTTACGGCTGCTAACTTTTTAGCTTACACAAACACTCTAAGAATAGTAAGAATGGAACAGACAGGTTCTTTAAACGCTGGTGAAACCGGCGGGGATCTTATTCCAAATACAACATCATGGTTGACAGGTGATGGTACAAATGGACCGTTTAGTGGTGGTGAGGGGTCTGTTGGACACACTGCTGCTCGATGGGCTGGTTTAAAAGGAAACAGTATTAAAGTTTCCTATTGTTGGGATGCTGATGGTTATAATCAAAATGCTGTAACAACTACAGCTGTAGCTACAGCTGCTGGTGTAGCGATAGTTACTGTTGTTGCTGGTAATACTATAAATGTTAATGACATTATTAGCTTTGGTGGTACTACAGGTAATGCAACAAATATTGCTACACAAGTGGCAGAGAAAGGACAGAAGTATAAAGTACTCGCTATTAATACTAATGCTCTTACCATAGAAAGATATCCAGCATCTAATGCAGCTGGCTTGAGAAGTGCTCTTGCTGGTGATGTGGCTGGTATAGAAGTTAATAGATTCTGGGAATTTTATGACCAGTTTGATTCGGCTCCTGCCACTTCAACTTGGTTACTAGATATTCAAAAGAATCGAGTTACTGGTACTGGTAATGATGAACTTCATGCTATAGTAGTTGATGCTGATGGTTTAATCACAGGTACTGCTGGTACAATACTTGAGAAGTTTGAGTCCCTTTCAAAATTGAAAGGTGCTGTGACAGATAGTGGTGATAATAACTACTACCTTGATGCGTTGTATCTGCAATCTGAATGGATTTATTGGATGGATTTCCCAGCTGGTGCCACAGGTTCAACAGGACCTTGGGGTGCAGTACCAACAGTTACTTATACCTGTAATACTGCGACATCGAGTCCAGAAACTGCTACATTAACTGGTGGTGCGCCTGCTTCAATGATTGCGCCTACAGATGGTCAACGCTCAGAAGCATTTGATCGTTTTGAAGATCCTGATACTGTTGATTTTAACCTACTGATGTGTGGTCCTGCTACTACTGATGGTGCAACTGGTACAGTTATACCTATCAATAATATTGATATCGTTGAAAAACGTAAGGATAGTGTAGTGTTCATTTCACCGTATAAAAATGCTGTTGTTAATGTGGTGAATGGTTACACACAAACAAATAATGTTAAGACATACTTTGATGCCTTACCAAGTTCATCTTATACAGTATTTGATAGTGGTTATAAAAAGATGTATGACAAGTATAATGATACATTCCGTTGGGTACCTCTTAACGCTGATATCGCTGGTAGCTGTGCTAGAACCGATGCGGTTGAAGATCCGTGGTGGTCGCCTGCTGGTTTGAGTCGTGGTCAGATTCGTGGTTCTATTGAACTTGCGTTGAACCCAACTCAGGGTGAACGTGACATCCTTTACCGTGCTCGTATTAATCCTGTTGTTACATTTGCAGGGGAAGGTACAGTACTTTGGGGTGACAAGACTGCTCTGGCTCAGAATAGTGCTTTCAGTCGCATTAATGTTCGTAGATTGTTTATCACAATCGAAGAAGCTATTGCGAAGGCTGCTCGTACAGTTCTGTTTGAGTTTAATGATACGTTCACAAGAGAACAATTCTTGGGTATGGTAAATCCGTACATGAGAGATGTGCAGGCTCGTCGTGGTGTGACGGACTTTTTGTGCGTATGTGACGAATCCAATAACACTGGTCAAGTCATAGACAACAATGAGTTCCGTGCAGACATCTATGTGAAGCCCGCACGTTCAATTAACTTCATCACACTTACTTTTGTTGCTACAAGAACAGATGTGAGTTTCAGTGAAGTGGTTGGAAGAGCTTAATATAACAAGGAGATAAAAAAAGATGGCAAATTTAAGTGGTTTTACAAGTGCCTTACAGGGTGGCGGCGCTCGAGCTAACCAATTTACGGTGACGTTGAGTGGTGGCGGAGCGAGTGGTGCAGCTCTCCAAGGCAATCAATTTAGCTTCCTATGTCGTTCTGCTCAGATTCCAGCCTTGACTATTGGTGAGATCGCAGTACCTTATCGTGGTCGTCAGATTTTTCTGGCTGGTGATCGTACCTATGATGCATGGACTGTTACAATATTTAATGATCGTAACTATAGTATTCGATCAGCTTTAGAAAATTGGATGGATGATATGTCCGATATTGGTGGTACAACAAAAGCTAATGCTTTGAGTTCATCAGCTTACTATGCTAATGCTTGGGTAAAACAATTGGATAGAAATAATACTCCAATCAGAACTTATAAGTTAGAAGGTTTATGGCCAACAACTTTGGACGCTATTGATCTTTCTTATGACGCTAATGATGCAGTAGAGGAATTTGGTGCAACATTTAGATTTAATTGGATGACTATAGCTGGTGCTGGTGCCGGTGGAAATCCTGGTATACGCAAACCTTCATCTTCATCTGGTGGTAATTATGAAGCTGAAGGTGGTGGTGCAGCTGAAGCTGGAGTAGGACCTTCATAAGATAAGTTTTGATTCGTGATTATGCTGGTTTTCAATCAGTATAAATAGTTATACTATGGCAGAATTATTTGGATGGGAAGTAAAGAAGAAGGAGAGCGACAAGGCCAAAAGCTTTGTCGCTCCTTCGGACGAAGAAGGCACACTGGATATTGCAGGTGGTGCTGGTTTCTTTGGGCAGTACTTGTCTTATGACAAGGCGGCCCGTAATGATTATGATTTGGTACGCAAGTATCGACAAACCTCAGAAAACCCTGAGTGCGATCAGGCGATAGAAGATATTATAAAC